CCCAAGTTTTACCCAGCTGCTCCAAGTCCATTTCTGCCTATCAGTCGCACTCCCGGGAGTCCTATTCAGATACGCACTATCCGCAGAGTTAAACCGCAGACTGCGCTCTATCTGATAGCCGCCAGTGACTGGGCCAATGCCCGTAGGTAGAACAGCCATTAAGCTAATGCTCCAGAGTTGACTACAAATACGTTAGTACCGTCAGAGAAGTAACTAAGCAGATATGTACCAGTGGCTGACATAGCAGCTAAAGCACCAGTGGCTACCTTGGTGTTAGCATGGGCAGATACTGTGTAGTTAGATCCGTTGACTAGCAAGATAAACCCAGACTGACCAGCAGTGATGTTAGTAAAGGTCAGAGTAAAACTACCTGTGGGTGTACACTTAAAGTTATTAGTTACATTCATGTCGAATGAACCATCATTGTCCGTAGTAACTGTGCCACGCTGAGGCAAAGTAAACGTCTGAGCCGCATCTGCCGCAGCTATCGTGAAGGTAGCATCAGGGACTGTAACAGTACGGTTAGCCGATGGAGAGGCTGAGATCGTAGATGTAAAGCTGGTTGAACCGCCACTAATTGCAATAGCCATTATATTAGTCCTTTAATAAATTCTTGTGCAGCCTCAGCAGACATCACATTACCATCAGCGTCTTGTAGTTCTGCGCCTTCCGCAACTAACTTCTTAAACTGTGCGTAGTCTGTGTTGGCGGGGTCGAAGGGGATGAAGGCGTTGTCGGACAATCGTTTTACAACATCTACTGTTTTTCCTAATTGATACATTTTATAACTCCGCAGTAACAGACCAATGAACTTGACAAGTTTGTGATGCGACATCTCCTGCAACTTGATAATTTGTTATTTGAGTTCCCCACGCTCTTATATTTACTCCTGCTCCTGATGCACTATCTGCATTAGCAATAGTGTTTCGCCATTTATCATTGGCGGCAGAAGGGTTGTAATAAGTAAGAGTGGGGTTTGCTCTCATTGTTACAGGAAAAGGCATTGAAATACCAAAACCAGCAGACGTGCCTCCGACTAGAACAATGTAACTAAATGCCCCTGCGGTTCCAGCATTTTGCCCCCATGCAGTCCCTAATGGAAAAGAGGAACAAGCGTACCGCTGACACAACGCTAACTCACGCCCGTAGTCCCTGCGCTCAAACGGGGTAGCAACAGAGCCTACTTCCAGTTGTACGCCTGTGATGTACCAAGTTGCGCCGTTGGTTCCGACTACGCTAGTTGCTCCTGTGGCTGAAAAGTATGTTGTCGCAGCCCAAGAACCAGCAGTTCCGCTATAAGTAGACCCTGTTCCCAAAGAAATCCAAACTTGAATTCCAGACCCGTTAGTCGAATCCCAAGTTCCTGTCGTTGGGCCAGCAATCGTTATTGTCTCGTATTCCCAAGTATTTGCCGCAGAGATTGTGTAAGTAAACGGATAAGATGGATTTCCTGTGTTTCCGTTTCTTAAAGCACCGCCAAAGGTTCCAGTAAGACTAGACCGCACCCAAAAAGATAATGTAATTGTTTTGGCGTTGGCAGTACCCCAATTAAGGTCTGCCATATTAAAACCTTCAATGCTTTGAAGTAGAGCAAAACGCTCCCCTGCGCCAACTGTATATGCTGATGATGAAGTAACCCCAAGGTACTTTGAGTACCCAGATGGAGGTGTTACCGAACCAGCATTTTGTTGTGCAGTTAGTTTTGAGGTAGCGTCATAATAAACTGCCCATCTGTCCACAACAAAAACACTACTGCCGCTTGATGTTGCCACACTAGCACCAGCGTTCCTCTGGTCAATCCTCATGTCACCATTGATAATGCGGTTACGGAAGCCAAGGCTGTTTTCTGCGGAAATGTTGTTACTGTTTACTGTTAAAGTAGAGAAAGCACCAGCCTCGCTACCACTATTAGTTACTAATGTGCCAGTAGCATCAGGCAGAGTAATAGTCCTGTTGCTGGTTACTGCTGATGGTGCAATAATAGATACATAGTTAGTACCGTTGTCTGTATCTTCATACAAACGAAGTGAGGAAGGCCCAGTTGCATTAGCCCCAATCTCAAGTTTATTATCTGCTCCGTCTATCGTAATAGCCATTTAGAACACCACCCATCTTGCACCGTTGCTGACCGTTACAGCAAAACCATTGTTAACCGTAATCGGGCCTACTGTCCAACCATTGTGAGTTCCAGCAATAGTGATGTTCTCACCAATTGTCTGAGCATTCCAAAAGATTGCCTTAGCTGCTGCACTGCCTTCCATCTGACCACCACCAGCAACCGTATCCCAAGATGCTGTACTGCCATCAGTGGTTAGATATTTACCTGCATTACCAGTCTGACTAGGTAATGAACTAAATGTTACCCATGATGTGTCGTAATTTGTAGAAGTATTCTTCTGAAGGACTTGACCTGTAGTACCACCAGTAGGAACACCCTGTCCAGCAGGAACGCTGAAGTCAAACACTGCTGCGGAGCTAGTGCCTGAGTTAGTTACTGTTGCGCTAGAACCCGGAGCACCAGTTGTCGTAGTACCTACAGCAATCGTAGCAGCGGCTCCTGTAGAACCTGTTGCGCCTGTTGCCCCAGTGTTTCCTGTAGGTATGCTGAAGTCGAATACTGCTGCAGAGCTAGTACCAGAGTTAGTGATAGTCGCTGAAGAACCTGCTGCGCCTGTTGTGACAGTGCCTACAGCAATCGTAGCAGCAGCCCCAGCAGAACCTGTCGAGCCTGTAGCACCTGTTGCTCCAGTGTCACCACGAGGAATAGTTAGGTTTAGGGTTTGACTAGGAGAAGTACCAGTGATAGTTGCATTGGCACTTGATCCAGCAGAGCCAGTGGTGACCGTACCAATAGACAGCGTGTTCGCTGGTCCTGCAGAACCTGTGGCTCCAGTTGCGCCAGTAGCTCCTGTGGACCCTGTAGCACCTGTTGCACCCGTTGCGCCAGTAGGTACGCCTAATGTTAGTGCAAAGGTAGTGTTATTATAAGAAGCTGTAGCAGAGGAACCTGCAGATAACGTAGTGGCTGTGACAGAAAAGCCAGTAGCCATGTTGATTGAAGCATCACGAGCAGCTTCAGCAGCTTGTTGTGCTAGTTCGGCATTAGTCTCTGCAGTTTCTGCGTTAGTCTCTGCAGTTGCAGCAGCCGCCGCAGAAGCCTGAGCAGCCGCAGCAGCAGCTATTGCGCCAGTAGAATCATTCTCAGCAGCGTCAGCACTGTCAGCAGCGTCAGCGGCTCTATCAGCAGCTAGAGAAGCATACTGTAGGGCTAGTGCAGCAGCATTGGCTGCATCTGCTGTTGCATCACCGGGACCACCGGGACCACGATAGATAGCCATTTAATCTCCGTTAGTTTGCTTAAACAGACAGTATCTGCTTAAGAAAACTCCCCAGCCCTTGTGAGGCTGAGGAGAGCCGTTAGCTTATAAGCTATTAGGCAGGAACTGCGAGAGCAACAGCAGAGCCATCACGCAACTCAGCAACACCGTACAGCATATCGCTGGTAAACAGAGTACCAAGATACTCTTGTTTGTACTGGGTCTGCGAGCGAACACCCATCTGCTCAGCTAACACAAATGCATCTTTGTGTGCTAACAAGCAGATACGGTCTGTGCCAGAAGTACCAGCAGCAGTGTCAGCGTTGGTGGTAACAAATACCTTAACACCAAACACGTCACCGATTTGACCGTTACGGATTGTGTTGTTGCCGCCTTGCTCACCAACAAAGGCTTGCTCAGTAAAGCGAGAGATGCTCATCAACGTGTTACGGCTTGAAGGAGGAACAATCAGGAAACGATCCGTCATCGGAACATCTTGATCATCAAGACGCTGGATGGAACGGCGAATACCTGCCTCGCCAAGAGCAGCAGCGTTAGACGTACTGGAGTTGTACACCGTAGCGCCAGTCGAACCAATGAAAGCGTTCGTGCTTGCAGCAGCAGTTGCATAGTCATTCGTACCAATGGTAGCACCATTAACACCACGACCAAGCTGAACCAAGTCGATATCAACACGCTTAGCTAATGCATAGCCAGCATCGTCCGTGTAGAAGCGGCGCAGCGAAGAGAGAGCCTGAACTTCGACAATATCTTCGATCAAGCGGCTGTACTCATAGTGCTTGTTAATGTTAACAAGAACTTCAGTCTCAGTTGCAGCAATCAGAGTTACCTGACTGGATGCAGCTTTGAGCGCAGCGTCACCACGGGTGGGCTTAGGAATGTGAAGGACATCACCCTTCTTGCCTTTGAAAGACATTTTTGAGAACAGGTTAGCAGCAACCAAGTTCTTTTTGTAAGCAGCGATGATTTCATCAGACCAAATCTCAGGGATAAATTTATCCGCTGTTGTTTTCGTTACGTGATCGGTACCAAGAGCCATTTTAAATCTCCTAAATGATTAAGTTTATTTAACTCGACCCTGAGCGTATGCAGCCATAATTTCATCTTGTAGCTGGTGATAACGATCTGGGTCTTCCAGTTGTAAACGGATTAGATCCGCTCTTCGATAGACCTTTGCAGAAGTAGCACCAGTATTAGAACCAACATCCACTGTAGCTGACTTGACTGCTGCTTTCTGTGCCGCTTTAATCTCTGGCGCAGGAGCAGAAGCTGAAGGAGCTACCGCTTTAGGTTTAACATAATTCCAACTTGTCAATAGCTCAGAGGCTGAATCAAAATCAAAGTCTGCATCAGCCGCAGCATACAGCCGCATACGCACTGGTGAGGCTTTGATCCACTCCGCAAAGGAAGGATCAGCTACTGTCTGCTGAAAGTCAGGAAATTCCTGTTGTAACTTTGTCAGCGTTTGCTGCTGTTTTAAAGCCAAGGTTTGTTGCCTTGCCTCTAGAATAGCAGGATGTGATTCTACTGCTCGGTTTACTGCCTTCTTCGGATCTTCAAAGAAATCGATCTCGTCTTCTTTTGTGACCTCAACTTCTTTCTTATTGTCGAGTTGTCGCTTGATTAGCTCATCCGCAAGCTTTCGTACTTCACCAACTTCTTGGGCTTGTCTACCAATAAGCTTCTCAGCCTCTTGGTGCATCCTGATAATCTCATCAAGACCCTTGCCCTTGTACTTGGTTGGAAGATTCTCCTCTGCAGGAGTTGCTTCCTGTACGGTTTCAGTCTGAGGTTCTTCAGCTACTTGCTGAGTCTCTTGCTGAGTAATATCACTTGCTTCAAATAACTCTTCTTGCGCTTCGGTAAAAGATGCTGCCACATTATCCTCCTGTCCACAACGGATTCTAGGAACTTTAAAATGTCACTTGGAATCAGGCTTGCTGTTTCTTGTAAGCGACTCTAGTTGCTTCTTCGTGTTTTCTAGCCCACGCTTCATGTGCTGAAGGAAACGCACCTGTGATGCCCTCCAGACTGATACGGGGTGACGAGATAATACGAGAAGCTTCATTGCGACAATGTGGACACTCTATAGAGCGTACCTCATCATCGACCAATTTTTCGGTGAGGTGGTCTTTAACGCACCTGAACTCAAATATCCGTTTCATCTGTTAACTCCCTATAGGCTTCTTCCGAAGTTTGCTTAAGGTTTATTACCCAGTTTAGGATATCTAACTGTCCTTTGGCGTAGTGTAAGTCCTCAACACCCGTCAATCTTTCGATCTTGTTGTAGGCATCCAGCATTTTCTGGCTGTCTTCAATCAGATCTTTCCATCCTTTTGAGGCCATCATGTCAAACCTAGCCTCATAGTATTCTTGAATGTCTTTATCCACAGTTTCTCCTAAATAGGACTGTGTTGTATTTCTACAACAGTGTATTAATTATACCACACTTTTACTAAAAAGTCAAGTGTTTACTGTACTTTTTTGTTCATTTGTGCTTCTACGATGTTTTCCTTGGTTTTAAGCTCCCGTTCCTTCAGGATTACGTTGGCAAGCTTGATCCTGCGCTCAAAATCATCCGTAGTCTCGTTGGAAAGGTTGCTAGAAGAAGCCTGAATTACGTCAATCCGCATCTTTTCAGGCATAAGCTGGGTCTCAACACTGGTTTTCTGGGCCTTTGCAAGGCTCTCCTGAGCGTTTGCTTGGCTTTCCTGTGCTCTACCCTGCAGTTCAGCGATCTGAGCCTGTAGAAGCCCGATTTGAGCCTCCTGTTGGGCCATTACCATCTGCTGTTGGGCTGGGTCTGGCTGGTTCATCTGGTCTAGGGCTGCTGCAAGCTCTTCCTTATTGGACAGACTGGAGCCTTTGATGATGCCTTTTAAGACCAGGGGTAGTACAGGGCTGTCAGGACCAAGGGTTTGGAGTAGTCCAATGAACTGTTGCTGCTCATACTCCCTAGCTACCATGCCAAGGGTAGAGGCGGGGGTGAATCTGAAGTCCCTAGATGGGTATCGCTCTGGATCAAACTGCATATAGCGATAGGCCACCTTCTTAATCATAGGGATCAAGAAGTCATCTTGGAAGTTCATGAGTGCTTGCTTGTTCTTCTTAATGATAGAAGACATAGCAAGGGACATAGAAGCCCCACCAGCCTCTCCTTGGGCCACAGAGCGGGTCATCGCCTGACTATCTAGGGTTCCTGTAGCCTGAAGTAGCATAACCTCAAACTGCTGGGCAGTCTGGATGTTACCAGCGTCAGTAGATCCAAACTTAAATGGGAAGAGTATCTCGTTAGGATTACCGTTAGTAAGAAGAGTCTTTCCGGGCTGAACCTTATAAGACACACCACGGGGTAGCCTTGTAGCATCCGCTGCCATCATAGGGGCCGTAGTCAGTGCTAAAGAGTCCAGATGACTACGGAGCTGGGCATCAATAGCTTTTTGCATATTGTAGCCCTTTTGCACGGTTCCCATACCTACTAACCTACCTGATACCTTCTCAGGTACATAGGTCACAATAGGACGGTCTTTCATCATGTATGGGTTGGCTTCTGCCTTGAGCAGGTACTGGTTGTTAGCGATAACAACTACAGCTTCCACCATGTCTGCGTATTGGTCTGCTGCGCTGTCTTCAGGAAACAGATCAGCTACCTCACCACCTTCGTTCTCTAGATCCTCTAGGTACTCACGGGGAACTAATCCGTAGTAGCGAAGTACTCGTACCTTATCTTCTTGGTAGAGTGAGTCCAGTTGATTTGGGATGAGATCAGCATCACTAAACTCAGGACCAATATTAACCTTTCGATAGATCCCATCTTCAATCCCTTTAACTACTTTAAAGAGGCTAGTGTACTCTTCAACAGCTACGCCAAGGCTATCATCAACTGTCTCAGAGTTAGGGTCCCAAACAAAGTTACGAGGATGCACCGACTTAACTGGAACAGATACACGATCTACTTCCATGACTCCAATAGCGGCAGCTTGTCCGTTAGGCAGTGGCTGCATTGCTGGCTGTAACTCAACCGTAGATTTAATTTGAATCTCAGCTACACCAAGGCCAAAGACTTCAGCGTTACGGTTAACTTCTGCCCAGACCTTATCTACCTTGTCTTTCTTTAGGTCATCGTGAAGCTGGGTCTTTACCATCTCGATGTCCATCTCTTCTTGGTCAGCAGCATCGTCTTCTAACTCAAAGAACTCACCACGTCCTGTGGTGGCCTCAATGATCTCTGAGGTTTTGTTCTCCACTGCCTGACGGATAGCTGGGGACACAAGCCTACTGCGCTCTGAGTCACGAGTCTTGTCCTCGTCAGACCATACACCATAGTAGAGGCGCTCGTACTCATCCCACTTAGCCTGATAGTTGTTATCACGGTGTTCTTTCCACCGATCACAATGATCAATAATAAAGGCCACTAGCTCTTTATCTGATTCAGATACTGGGTCTTCTTTAAAATCAGCCATGTTTAGTCCTTAGTGGTGTCACCGAAAGGGTCTGTTTCTTCTAGTTCTTCGTATTCGACTTCTACTTCCTTAGTCATAGGCTTAAAGATTTGAGCGTCTTTGAGACCCTCTCCCTTAGCTGCAGTGATAATCTTCATCATGCAATAGGGGGACAGAGCATCTAACTCTTCCTTGATAGCCTCGAATACGCCTTCATTAGTGATCAGAGAGTCCCAGTTAAGCGGAACCATCTCTTCTTGTTCTTTCATCATTTCGTAATCCATGCTTGCTCCTAGTATCCTGATACTGTGTCTAAGGGTTCGTACTCGTCATCTTCAATCATGTCAGTAAACTCTGTGATGCCAATCTGATCGATGTAAGCCAAGGCATCAATTAGGTCATCATGTACCGCGCTGTTAGGGAAGTTAAGGAGCTGATCCACAAACTGCTTAGTCCACTCGCCTCTAACTAGCTTAATCCTTCCATGCTCGAAGCGTCCCTGTAAAGCCCATACTATGCGGTCCGTCTTCTTCTTGTTGCCATGTGTCAGTTCTGTCACTGAGATGAAAAACGACTTCTTCTTCATCAAGTCTTGTAGGTACGGGAGTACGGCGTTCCGTGCCATTCCCCGCTCTATACCTACTAGCCGCACATCGTAACTTCTTGCTGTTTCTAATATTTTGTTGGCGGTTTCTTTGATATCCCATCGTCCGAACACTATAGTATCTACAAACCATCCATCTAGAGTAACCTTAACCACAGCTATTGCAGATTCATCTAGATGCTTCTTTTTGTTACTAGCCTGTTTGCTTACATCTTCAAAACCAGCCAAGTCCACAGCAATATAGTACTGCCCATCGTCAGGAACATCATCACTGTCAACATAGTGTATCCACTCATCCTTGAAGAGTTCTGAGGAGGCGGCTTCGAAACTAGCAAGGTATTCCTGTCTAAAACTGAAGGAAGACATTGACTTCTTTGCAGCCTCAATCTCTTTAGGATCGAGTAGAGGGTTATCAAAAGAAGTAAAGTGAAACGAGGACCAATCTTCATCTTCTTCCTTTTGGGCCATCTGGTACAACTCGTAGAAGTGGTTCCTGCCCTTTGGGGTTCCAATGAACAGTGCTCCACCCTTTACATCTGACAGTGCTGGTCTAAGGATCTGCTCAAACACTTGCGGCTTCATGTCCGCATACTCGTCTACTACAACGTAAGCAAGACCAACACCACGCATAGTATCAGGGCGATCAGATCCCTTGAGGTAGATCTTCCTATCGTTTACTAAAGTTATTACCGCCGTATTCTCGTGGACAGTTTTGATAACTTCATGTCCAAGTTCCTTAAGAACCGTCCACATAATGTCTTTAGCTTGCTGAAAAGTTGGAGCAACATAGAAGACATCCTTCTCTTTAGATTTTAGTGCCTCAATGATGAGGGTCCAAGCAGCGAGACGAGACTTTCCAAATCTTCGTCCTGCAGCAACCACTTTAAAACGGTGATTATCATTAAATACTTCCGTCTGTTTAGGATGTAGTTCGACTCTAAGGTTTGCCATCGGAGTCCTCTACGTCTATCACTTCATAGTCAATCTGCTCAGTTTCTCTAGCAGCTATCTGGGGTGTACCAGTGGTAACAATCTGTACCTGTATTGCGTTAGACCTACCCTGTCCCTGCTTTTCAAAGTGACTTAGGGGCAAGAGCCTATCGATACACATCTTAAGACAGGCCACCTGATCCTTATCACCATCATCCATCGCTTTACGAAGGACAGTCTCAATTACTTTCTCGCCACTGGTGGACAGTAAACGAGCATAGAATTCTTTTATCCTAGCGGCCTCTCCGGGAGGTCTTCCTACAGCGTTACGACTCTTCTTGGCTTCAATGTCTGCCTTACGGGGTCTGCCACGCTTTCTAGGGGGCAACTTCGTTTCAGACAGAGGTTCAGTGTTTGACACTAAATTCTCCTCTATATAGTTTTACATCGTTTGTTTTAGTATGTAGTAGATATAACTACTAATCAGAGACTAAAAGTGAATATTAATAATAATTATTATTAGACATCTGTTAACTTCAATTCACTTCTTAAGCGATCAACTGCTCAGATCTATATAGTTAGTTCTTGTTGTTTTTTTACTACACTCTTATTATAGCATATTTTTAGAGATTTGTCAAGTTATTTCTACTGTTCCGTCCCTCTTTAGGGCTTAGAGAGCACTGGTCAACCTGTCCTTTTTCTTCTTAAACGACTTGGGCGGTCTGCACAAACCTAAGTCATTGATTTATAAGGGCATTTCTGTAGTGGTAATCCAGCCCTATTTCATACTATTTAACCAGGTTTTCAGCTATTTAATTCCTATTTTGCCTTCTCTTGTGTGTTGTAGGGTCCGGCACTTTACAGGCAGCGGCATAGCCCCTCCCCCCGTATGCGTTTATCCACATATTTGCATATGCAGATGCTGTGGTGCAATATGTGCAGTGCAATATGGCATGATTCTTGCTAAGGCAAGGGCTGTGCCAATAGGGTAGAGCTATTGAAACCTGGGTAGGATAAGTAAGAAGCTATCAGGAACCATATAAAGCTCTGGGATAGATGCACCAGATTAGGGCAAGAATTCTCTATTGTGGTGCGATTATGCACCGATATTGGGAACAGGGACAGATAAATAGATGAGAACGATTCTTAATTAGAAAATAATATCGTTATAAATCAATCACTTAGGGATTGTGTCTGATTCTGGAATGATTCTTGCATAGGTTTTGATGCTGTATTTCTTTAACTTTTGGGAGAATTGATAATGTTAGTATTGGAATTGTTAGTGTGTGCTTTAGCTGTCGCTGTAATTGTCTTAGTCATGAACCCTTTAACCCTTAAATAGATCGGAGAAATAATTATGTCCTTATTACATCAGAGATCACTCGTAGAGCTTTTGAGTAATGCGGTATTTATAAGACCCGAAGATCGTAGATCTGCGCTCCAGACATGGATTAGGGATCGTCTGGCTCCACGCCGTCGGATCGGTAGAAATTGGGCTCATGGCGGTAATTTTCTTGAAATGCGGCGTAGGGGTAAGGTCTTAGGCCAGAAACTAGGGAATGCGATTCGAGATAATGACATCGATGAGGCCTTAGAGCTCGTAAATGATTCAGTCTTTAGACGATTCAGGAATATGGGGGATTTTGCGGATGTTTTGAATAATGCTTTTAATGATCGTTTCTTTAGCTGTGAAGATTGCGGCGAAATTATGCACTCCGATGGGAGTGACATTAGATGGGCTTATCAAGACACGCCGATCTGTCTGTCTTGTATCGATTCCGATTATCAATGGTCTGAGAGAAACGATACTTATGTCAGAAATTCAGACTATGAGAATCATGACGATTATTGCGATGATGATGGTGACGATTCGATTATTGGCGAATATCACTCATCGAACCCCAGACATATCCCATCAGATTATGACAAGCGAAAGCCCAAAGTATTGATCGGGTTAGAGCTTGAGGTGGAGATCAATGAAAGACATGAGCGGGAAAGTAAAGCTAAAGAAGTGATCGATGCAATCCAATGCCATACCGATAAAAAAGGGTTAGACCATCGCTATTGCCAATTAGAACGGGATGGCTCTCTGGATTATGGTTTTGAGATTGTGACGGGTTTTACGGGCTTAGATGTCCACAGAAAACAGCTTGAGTTTTTCAAGAATCAATGGTCTGGCGTGAGATCTCATAACACAAGTACTTGCGGTCTTCATGTGCATATCTGCAAAAGTGACATGACCCTATATCATGGCGCAAAATTGATTCTATTTATCAATGATGAGAAAAATCACTCATTGATTAAAGCTCTCGCCCGTAGGACAGAATCAGGTTATGCGAAGATCAAGAATAAAAAAGACAACATCGTCTGGTTGAAAAATGCGAGAGAAACCAGAAACCCGTTGAATAACCTTAATGCGGATCGTTATGAGGCTCTAAATTTTCAGAATCCGAATACCATTGAATTCAGATTATTCAAAGGTACTCTAAGATACGAAACGATCCAAGCTTGTCTGGAATTTTCGTTTCTATCGTGGCACTTCACCAGAAACGCAAGTATTAAAGACCTTACCATCGAGAAATTTCTGGAATTCATCAATAAGCCAGAAAATCGATCAGATTCGATCCATCTCAGATCGTATCTGGAACAAAAAGGTTTTAATGTATTCGTTCCCAATAAAAAAACAGCTTAACTTTAACTTGGAGATTTAACTATGTGCTTATTAGTGACCCAGAATCAAAACAGCCCGGCCTTATCAGATGATCGTCTGGCCGATTTCTATTCTTACAATTCGGATGGCGTTGGCGTTATGTATTCAGAAAAAGGG